TGTCATATTACTTAATGTTTGTTTCGTTAAATCTATACCCCTTTGTCTGTATTTCAAAGCTGTATCTCGAATATACATGGCTATCCCAAAAGACATTACCAAGTCATCGTTATATCCTGTTTGTGCTTCTGCTCTTCCATTACGCCAAATAAAAGTTTTCATTTCTTCTACTAAACGTTTTGATTGTATTGTAACACCTTTATCACCTATATATTCTTGAAATTTACCTATTACCATAGGTCTAGTTCTAGATGACATAGTAAAACCTGCTACCATTTTTGAATGGTCTTGATATTTGTCAAAGTAAGATTCAGCATTACCCTCTGATTTTTGAGAATAATATAAATTGGGATATGCTCTATCAATAGCTACTTGAATTGTAGCCCATCCAATATTGGCATTCTCAATTACTAACATTGCTTCATTATATTCAGTGGCTACACCTACTAATAAATGTCCGAATTCTTTTGTACCAATTTGTCCTTTATATTCTGCTACCTGAACATTATTTTCAATATCAATTATATGAAGTGCAGAATAATCTTTTCCATCACCTCTAGCAACATCCGCTACTACCATATAATCTCTTGAATAATCAGGTGATTCCCAAACCCATAAATTTTTATCTGCCCCACGTCTTTCTAGTGGGTCTTTAGTAAATGTTTTTTCGTAATATTCAATATATTCAGGATAAAATACAATATCACCAGAGGTACTAAAATCACAGTCACATTCTTGAGCTGCCATTCTAGGATCACCTAATAATTCATCTTGTTTATCTCGCCAAGCTTGATCACGTTCTGGGTGTACATCCCAAGGTAATCTAATAGGTAAAAAGTCATTTTCATTATTTTCTGCTCTTATCCACGTTTGATGAAACCAATTCCCAGTACCATAGGGTGTAGATAATGCTATGCACCCACCACCAGTAGCAAGTGTTTGTTGTGCCGAAGCCCATATTTCACCAATGTTATCAATAAAAGCAGCCTCATCAATTAATAACAAAGATACTGCTTCTGATCTACCAGCATCTGAACTTGCTGAAGTGGCTTTAATTTGTGAACCATTTACTAATCTAAGATTTAATTTATTATTTTCAGCTGCATCTACTTTAAGCCATGAAGGTAAATTTTCATACATAAATTTTACCTTTGTAACCATATTTTTAGCAGTTTCCTGCTTTGTAGCAATACATAATATATTTTTGTCTTGTTGGAATAACATTAACCAAAGTGAATAACCTGCAGATAATGTAGATATACCTAATTGTCTTGATTTTAAGATAATCGAATATGGATTATCCCTCATTAATGTTAATACTTTATCTTGGAATGGATATAAATTAAATTGTATACGACCACGTTGAGGATGCTGTATATAGCAGTACTTACGCATAAAATGTACGGGATCTTTAGCACATTTTAGGTATTCTTGTCGTATTACTTTTTTTAAATCGGACATTTAGTTTATTAGTATAGCAGCACCTATTGCTACAGCAATACCAGCACCCCCCATTAGTTTAGTTCGGAGTTTTTGTTTTTTAAGGTCTTGTTGTAACCTTTTATTTAAATCTTCTTGGGTAGAAAATTGTTGATCTTTTTTATCAATAATTTTTTGATAATTTTCTACTTGGGTTTTCAGGTTTGCTACTAACGTTCCTTGATTTAAAAGCTTATTATTAGTTTCAGTTAGTATAATTTGCATAGTTTGCATCTCTTTTGACAAACCATCAAATTGTATTAAATCTTTTATTACTAACTTAGCTACGGGCTTAGTTAATTGAATCTGATTCTCGGTAACGTTTTGCGAAAAACTGTTCCAGCTCATCATCACCGAAAAGATCAACAGCATCAAGCTGTTCCTTTGTTTTTTTCTTGATAACATATATTCTGGTGTTTAATTTTTTAATTTTCTTATCCGACTCTTCTAGTTTAATTACTAATGAATCAGCCTCTAATTCTAAAGTAGCATTTCTTTGATGAAGAGAATCTACTTTATGTTCTAATGCTTCTATTTTAGCATTATATTCTTGTGTATAGTCTTCATCTTCTACAAAAAATACCATATATAGTAGTGAAGTAATTACTAATATTAATATTATATTGAGTATACTAGACTTTGACATTTCTTATTTTGTCATATGCTTTTTTAGCCGCTTGGTATTCAGGGGTTAATTTTTTAAGCATGTTTTTAGCTGTTTTCTTATTTTTAGGTGATTCAGATGTTTTAAACAATTCAAGATGGGTTTTCATCTGAGCTTCAATACGTTGAAAATCTTTAATTATTTTATCATGTTTAGAAGCTTTCTTTTGGGTTTCTTGATCACCCGCGGGTGCATCTACATCCTCATCCTCTTCCATTTTCATTTTAGACATTAAATCATTGGTTTTTTCCAATTCATCATTATATGCCTTTTGGTTTTCAATATCTTCAGAAGATACTTCTGATAGAACGTCAACTATTTGTTCTTTAATATAATCTTTTAATTCAGATTTTTTCATTATAGTAGAGTTTTATTATAAATATGACTAGCTTCCTATAAACTTCAATATTTGCTCTATACGTTCCTCCGTACTACCTTTAATTATTTCAATATTATTTATTCTATGCCCATATCTTTTAATTAAAGTAGTAATAGAAAAATCAATTAAATCTCTATAATATTCATCAGTTTCTCTAACACCATTATCTTCAATACCAATACCTTCAGGAGAAATATAAAATATATAATCATATTCTCTTAAAAACTCTACAGCATATTGTTCAAATATTTCTTTATCTTTGTAATCAATTGATTTAGCAGAATTAGTAAATGCTATAACATCTAAAATAGTTCTATCAGTTATAATATTATCCCTCATTAATTCAGCACATCGCTCAGCTAAAAATACTGTTTGACCTTTTAATGTTGAATCAGTATTTAATGGAATACCTAAATTCATTAAATATTCACTACGCTCAGTAGCAAAATTATAATCTTTAAATTGGTCTAATTTTTTTAAAGCATTTACTAATGTAGTTTTACCCACACTCATTGTACCACATAATCCTATTTTCATACTTTAAATATAATTAATTTTTCTTTAATAACCAACTAGATGATTGTATTTTATCACCCAAACCATCTATTAATTCAATATCAAACTGCCTACAAATACCTGCTTCTGGGATAGTATCATTATTTTGATCTCCACCATTAGCAAATGCGAGTTTCATAGAACCATAAAATTTATCTACCATAACTTTAAGAGTAGAGTTTTGAGTTGAATCCTCATCTATTGATACCCAAGCCATATCTACTATACTTAACTCTCTAATAATTTCTATTCTTTCGTCTTCATCCATAAAGAACTTAGAGCCTTTCATTTCTCGTTGCTTATCATTATTTACTATTACTATAAGTAAATCTCCTACCTCTTTAGCTTTTCTAAATAATTCTAAATGACCTTTATGCAACGGGTTAAAGTAACCACTTACTATAACTGCTTTCTTCATTTAATTTCTATAGTCTGTTAATTGTGATTTCATAGATTGATTTTTATAATATGGAACACCTTCTCTTTGTCTGCGTGTCTCACTCCATTCATCTTTGCTCATTTTAACACCATATAAATAATACTCAGCTTTACGAGTATTACCTTCAGGTATTAATGCTGGACCTTCCCAATTATGTAATTTGTTATCCCATGAATAAGCTATAGTACCATCTGGTTTAGATAGTTTTTTAGATTTTGGAAATGGGTTTGGTTTTTTTTCTGACATGTTTCTCTGTTTTATTGGTAAATATACGAAGGGATTATTTGGTATCCAAAAGAGCTTCGCTAACATATATTCCTTGTGCACCACTTACCGTTATTCCCCTAGCGGATAAAGCGTCTCCTACAAAATGGACATTGGGAAACTTGGTCAGGGCTAAATTGGAATAATCGACAAGTGGCTCAGGTGATAAGTACTTAACTTCAGGTATATAAATACCCCAGTCGTTTTGTAATGTTGGGAATACCTTTTTCATATCAGATATAAAATCATCTATATACTGGAAGTATCCATCAAATTGTTCTCTTACTGTATTTAATTCTTCACTATTAATTTGTATAGCAGATACATCTACACCTTCAGATGTGGTTGATGGTTTACGAGATGGGCTATAATATAAACCAGTACCTTCTTTATTTACAGATTGTACTACATTTCTTGACCAATCAAATGGTTTTTCGATACCATTAATTTCCATCAATATACCAAAATTGGTCATATCGTTTCTAAATGCCTCGTCTTTTTTAGCATGCCCATTGTAACTATGATCCCCATACGTTTGCTCTACTGCTACATAAGCTGCATTATTGTTTGTACAGAACGAGCGTAGTGATACACCTTTATCTTCAAATTTTCTATATAATTTGAAATCATATGATACATTAATTAGACGTTGGAAGTGTTTTTGTGGTGCTTCAAATCGTACTCCAATTTGTACTGATTTTGGTTCAGTAGGTAAACTATATTTTTCAGCTAATTGTTTACCAAAGTCAATACCTGATTTTCCTACACCAAATATAAGTTCATCATATTTAACATTAATTTCTTCTCCACCATCTAATAGTGAAGCACGAATAATATTTGTATCAAAATCAATATCTGATACTTTAGTTTCCCATATAAATTCTACACCATTTTCCGTTAGAAAATCGAACCAATTTTTACCTATCTCATGTAGATAATCTGTACCAACGTGCCATACAGGGAATAAACGTAAACCGAAGTATGGTTTAATAAAATCGGGTTCAGCGATTGGGTTTGAGCATTGTACTTCTTCAGGTTTAGGGTGAAAACGTTTAAAGTTTTCTATTACCTGATCCATAAGTTCCATTGCCTTATCGTCACCTGTATATTTAGTTAATTGACCACCAATTGCTGTATGGTAAGTTAATTTACCATCAGACCAACCACCTGCTCCTAAGAATCCGGTCATTACATCTTCGTATGGTCTTTCATATGGGTTTTTACCCATATCAATGATGGTAATTTGACCATCAAAATCGTTGTCAATTAATTTAGTAGCAGCATTTACACCTGCTACACCTGCACCTACAATTACTATACTTTTGGACATTTACTAATTATTTTTAACACGTTAATATATGAACTAAAAGTGGCGTCTCCAAAGGAGACGCCACAGATGTCTGTTTTTTTATTAATTTCGACTGGCTATGAATCAGTCTATAAGTATTTTTATTTTTAAATCAGTTTCACCTTTTATTACTCGGTGAACTTGATGTCGTGGTATAAATATACTATCTCCTTCTTTAAGTACCAAAGGTAATTCGTTGTCTCGTTGAAATTGCCAACCTTTACCTTCTAGTATCTCAATTGTTCTATCTTCTAGATCAGTATGCCATATAAGATCCATTGGATCTAC